TCTCCATATTTCTCATTATGTTTATCAGCTTTATTCTTTAGAGCTTTCTTAATCTTTTCACTTACAGTTCTGCTAGGTGCTTTCTGATCAAAGATTGAGCAATCATTCGGAACTGCATTTTTGAGATCCATATCTTTTAGATCTTCATCAAAGGCTAAACCATTTTCTTTTCTACCCTCTAACTTCTTTGTTAGCTCTAGGATTACAGCTTTCATTCCAGAGATACCAAGCTTAGGGTTTACTGCTCCCCACTTCATAAGAGCTACAACTCCGGCAACATTTGATAGATTTGGTTCTTTGCCACCAACAAACTGATTGCCATCAACTACAGTATGCCTTGCACACCAAGCCTCTCTTTCTTTGATCCACTTATCAATGCCGGGAGAACTTTCTCCTTTCCTTGCTCTACCCCATAAAGTGAATGCAGTATTGCCCCGGATATTACCACCAGCAGACCAGATCTGTTTACCTACAGATCCACCATTCTTAACATTCTCTGCAAATGAATAATCAAATTGTTTATAGTTGGAGTTTCTTAAAGAGATCTTTTCATCAGATCCTCTTTCTGGAAAATTAGTTTTTTTTTGATCCAGTTCTTCTATGTCTGCTTTCATCAGATCATATTCTTTTGCATCTTCTGGATTATCATTTTCTTCTGGGGCATCTGGTGCCTCTGCTCCAAGAGGGAATAGTGTTGCAGATATATATAGATCATCAGCTCCATCTAATGGAGAGAGACCTAATCTTTCTCTGGCTTCATTTCTTGTCATAATTCCTTGAGTTACTGCTTGAGTAACATTTGCATAAATCAATCTCCTCCTTTCAGAAAGAGCTGGAATGTCATCAGTATTGAACTCAATCTTTAAGTTCTCATCAAACATTGGCATCAGCCATTCATTAAGATCTGATTCTAATTTCTTACATAAAGGAATAATTGTTTCTTCATATAATCCAAGTCTGGCCTCCTGGACATTGGAATAAGTTTGAGCATCTGGGACTCCAACTAACTGAGATGGAACACCAAAGACTGATGCAATATCAGTAGCACTCATATTCTTCATAGCAATGAAGTCCATATCTTTTGGAGACAATGACATTTCTTGAAAAGAGAAATCTCCCTCAAGCAACATTGGTCTCCCGGCATTACCCGGACCTGTAAATCTTTGCATAAGATCTGTTTGTAGTTGTTGTCTTTGAGAATCTGTTAGGTTGGTTGGAATACCAGACTCATCTGTTGGTTTGAATACTATAGCTCCACTTGGTCTCAAGCCATTATCAAGAAGATTAATATTATGCCTACCAGCCATATTGTGCTGGTCAATCTCAGTTGCCGCTGCTGACAAGGGAGAGAGTCCGTAGTAGTCATCTAATGGATTCCAAAGTTTGATGTGCTTGACATCTGATGTTCCGGTTTCTGGATCTACTTGATATTCCCCAATCATCTTGCCCCCAATCTTATAACAATATCTATCTGGGATTGGACTACCAGATCCTTTAATTTCTATTCTATCTGGTCTTAACAAATGTAGTTCTCTTGGTGGTCTGTTCTCAGCTCCTACTCCAAGAATATATGCATTACCAGAAAGCATAAGATAGCCAATAAGACTACTGATAAATTCAGATCTACTTTGTAATGGGTTTGGTCTGTTTAGGATCTCAATGATTGGATGATTTTCTATAATCTCATCATCAGCATTCTTAAGATTGTAATCTATAGAAGAGATCCCTTTTGAGATCTCATTAACACATCTATAAACAATAGGATTATTTTTGTATCCCTCTTTTGCTAGATCTTGATATTTGTAGCTCTTTGAATCACTACCTACTTTGTTATATCCAACCATGCTACCAACTTGCTTGGTCTCATCTTCTTCTATCTTACTTCCAAAGAATCTTTGAAAGAAATTTCTGTTGTCATTAGCCATATTTTTAACTCACTCTAAATACTGCTTTTCCGGAAGTCCTACTGATCTCAGAAAGTCCCCATACCAAAGCATCTAATCTATCTGGGGATTCTGTAGTAGATCCCGTATAAGAGCACATCTGAGATTCCAGTTCTGGGAAAGATCCTACATGACTAACCTTTTCTTGCTCATATAAAGCAGATACCGGCTCAGCCCTTAGCAACTTTCCACGGGTTGCCCTTACAGATCTATAAGGAATATTCCTATCAATAGTTCTGAGAAGTCTTTCTACTAGATCCCCACCATTGTTGACCTCTGCAACAATTCTATCAGCATCCCAATCATAGAATGCCCTAACTGAGATTCTACCCCATTTATCTGGTGGATGCACACCACTTAAGTCCTCTAATACATAATACTGATTATTGAAGTCTCTACCTACAACAATGATCCCGGTCTCATCTGATGTTCCAACATTAGAAGTAACTGCTGGATCTATAGCAACAATGATTGTCTGTAGTGGTATATCTATATCTTCTTTCAGTCTTTTTCTATCAATCATATCTGGAGTCCAGAGTGCCCCATCTGTTTGCTCTATGACTTCTGCATATAGTTCTTGTCTCCCCATAGTAGTGCCCTCATATCTTTCTCTGAGCATGGCTAAGGAGCTCTCAGCTAGGTTATCTTGATTCTCAAATGTAGATCCAGTTGTAATAATAGTATCTTCTCTTTGCATTAGATCTTTGATAATTTTGGTTGGCCTGGGGGTTGTAGTGATTACACATTTAGGATCTTTGCCAAGTCTTAATCCAAACATCAACTGATCAAAAGCTTCCGGGTATCTCCAACTAGCTAACTCATCCAGCCAAGCATAATGGAACTGAGGACCTCTAAGTCTATCTGGTTCTTGGGCGGCAAACCCCGTGATCTTAGATCCGTTATACAGTCGGATTTCATTTTGGGTAAGACTATATCCAGCTTGTTTACCATCTTCCATCAAAAGCTCTTTGGGTATTATTGACATCAAACCAGATGATCCATTAAAGGCAACTCTTCTCAGATCCGAATGTGTAGGACAAACTACAGCACAATTAACTCCGGGATTTTTAAGGGCATAAATTACACAATCTTGAGCACCACATCTGGTCTTGCCCCAACCTCTCCCGGCTAGAACTAACCAAATGAAATGGTCATCTAGTGGTCTGAGCTGTTTTGTCCGTGCTTGTTTACCCCAATCAATGTATAGAGCTGTTGTCATCAAGTTGCCTTTCTCTGACAACTTGCTCAATGAGTTCCATAGCTTCTTGGAATATTTCTTTTTCATCTGTTGTTGCATGAATATCTATCCTATCTGTAGTTTCCCCCAGAGCTAACTTTCCAAACTTCTGGATCTTCATAGATGCAGAGGAGAGTTGATCAAGATGCTGAGGAGAGAACTCTTCAAAACTACTATCAGCTTTTTCTGTAATAGTCTTGGCTACTCTTCTCAATAACATCTCAGCTATCTCTAATGACTTGGAGTCAAACTTTTTTGATGCCTTAACAAATTCTTTGATCCGTATCTGATCTAATTCTTGTTCATATTCATTTTGGAAGATCTCTTTTTTTTCTTGCCAGTTTTCCCTTTGTGCTAATTTATACAGAGTATTTTCAGAAAGGTTAAACCCTTTGGCTAGATCCCGGATACTTGGTAAGTCCCTAAACCCTTTGTCATCAACCACTCCTTGGACAAATAAGATCCTCAGCTTTTCTTTTAGATCTGCTGTAATCTTTTTATATTTGCCTTTTTTGTTGGTAACTTTTTGCAAAGGTTTGGTATTACTTGTTGACATCTTGTTATCCTACATCAATACACAAAAAAATTAAATTAGTTCTTGATGATGAATCCGTTTTGTAGTAGTTTGGATCTTGGAATGAATTTTATAGGAGATTTAAAATGAATAATCAGATGATTACATTCACTCAAGCTCAATACAAATATAGAGCATTCATGTATGACACTTATCAAATGGCTGGAGATAGTGTTGAATATCCATCAAATGAAAAAAGCTACATTGAAAAAGGAGACTGGATCTTAAATAACTGTTGGGGTAGTCCATTAGCCATGGTCTGTTCTAATGGTAATATAAAGATCCTATGAGTTTCCAAGCAGTAGCTTGGGCAAAGAACCTAGACTGCAATACTCCCCTCACTAAACTTGTTCTAGTTTGGCTATGTGAATATGCTGATGAAAGAAATAGTTGCTATCCAAGTGAAAAGCATCTTGCCAAGTTATGTGGGGTTACTGATAGATCTATAAGGAGATCTCTTTCTTGGTTATGTGAGAAAGGTTATGTCTCCATCCAACATAGAACCGGAACATCTAATAGATATTTTATTCAAATAAGTAGTATGGACACTAATGTCCACCCCCCTCTGGAAACAGAAGTCCTACCCGTTAGGACACCCAAGTCCTCCAATAATAAAGATGATAAGAAAGATTTAATACTAACTACTGAGTTTGAGAAGTGTTGGTTGTTGTATCCAAGAAAGGTTGGAAAGGCTAGAGCTGTAAAATGTTATACAACTTCTATCAAAGATGTAGATCCATCAGTAATATACAAAGGACTAAAAAAATATATAGTTCATTGGAAACAAGAAAAAACAGAACTGAGATACATCCCCCATTTTTCAACATGGCTCAGTCAAGGTAGATGGGATGATGAATTAATAAATGAAATATCAAATGAAAAGAAAACCAATATAAATTGGTTGGCTGGATAAAATGAAAGTCAAAATGAAAGGAGTAAAATTATGTTTGACCTACAAAAGATCCTCAATGAAGAGGGCATCAACCTACCATCAACCTCTGATGGTGGATACAAAGTAAAGTGTAGGGAGTGTCAACCCCCTCACAATGGAAGAGATAGACCATTATCTGTAACTATAGACCATGAGGGCATCCGTTGGCTTTGCCATCATTGTGATAGAAGAGGTGGTAGGAAAAAGGACTTTGGATCTTATATAAGACCTCAACCAAAGAAAGATTATTTCAAGCCTAAGATCTCTAACCAAGATCCCTCTGAAAAGATGTATGAGTTTTTTAAGAGCAGAGGAATAAATAGATCTACAGTTGATGATCTAAAAATTAAGTCTGATAGAAATATGATTGCCTTTAATTATATTGATTCAGATGGATCTGTTTCAAATGTAAAGTATAGAGGAAATAGAAAAACATTTGTCCAGACACCTGGCACCAAACAGATCCTTTACAATTATGACAACATTTATAAGTCTGAGGAAGTTATTTTTGTTGAGGGAGAAATGGATGTTTGTGCTCTGCATGAATGTGGATTTAAGAATGCAACAACTCTGCCCGGTGGTGCACCTAAAGAATTTAAAGGAGATGAGAAAGATAAAAGATTTTTTCCTTTACAAAATAGTCCCTTGCCTAATGCAAAGAAGATCATAATATTTACTGACAATGATGAGCCAGGAAAAGCTTTGCATAAAGAATTAGTTCATAGGTTTGGAAGAGATCTCTGCTGGTTTGTTAAGCCTACAGATGGAGTCAAAGATGCAAATGATCTATTGCAGAAACACGGAAAGCAATCTCTGATAGATCTTATAAAAGATGCTGAGCCATATCCCGTAGAGGGCCTGTTTTCTGTTAGGGATTATTTTAATGATGTCATGGATCTCTATGATGGTAATTATGAAAAGCCATTATCTACCGGAATTGATTGTGTAGATAAGATCTATAAAGTTATGCCCGGAACTTTCCAAGTTGTTACTGGAGTTCCTAACCACGGAAAAAGTTTGCTGCTTGATCAGATCTTATTAAATATGGCAAAAAATCATGGCTGGAAGTTTTGTCTTTTTAGTCCAGAGCATTCTGTATCTATGCATATAAGAAGATTAGTTCAGATGCATCTGCAATTATCTTTTGATCATGGATTTATAAACCGAATGTCTAAGGAGCAACTTACAGAGGGAATGGCTTTTATTCATAAGCATTTCTATTTTATAGAAACCAAAGATCATGTCCCGGATATAGATCTACTTCTTAACATTGGTAAACAAGCAATATTTAAGTTTGGCTGTAAAGCCATGGTCCTGGATCCTTTCAATGAGATTTCCTCTGTTAGATCTAATAATCAAAGAGAGGATGAATGGATCCGGGATTTCATTTCTAAATGTAAGAGGTTTGCCAGAACTCATAATATTGTTTTTTATGTAGTAGCTCATCCAACAAAAATGCCCAGAGAAACAAATGGCAAATATCAGATCCCGGACTCTTACTCAATATCTGGATCTGCTCATTGGTCAAACTTATCTGATGTTATCTTAACTGTTTATAGAGACTTTGAAGAAAAGAATACTCAGCTCATAACTAGAAAGATTAGAGAACAAGATCTATATGGATCTATAGGATCTGCTTTCCTTAAATATGATATGAGTAAAAGATCTTTTGTTGAGTCATTGCATCAGCCTATGGATAACTCTGATGATGATTCTGGATCTGATTATATAGATCTATATGATTAATCAAGATAGAAGTCATTGGCTTGAACTTCCATATCTGTTGCTTTCATTATTGCAATCATATTTTTTTTGGTTGGGATCCTATTCTCCAGAACATATTTTGAGACTGTTCCTTGAGGAATGTAAGTATCCGTTTTTTTTAGAACTTCTTTTAGGAAGTCTCTTTGGCTTAAATTGTTTTGGGTTAGGTAGTCTTGAAGTTTCATATTATTCCTTTTTAGGTTTCCAATTTGGATTGTGAAAGTGTATCATACTTAAATCAAATGAATTTATCAAAGGAGATAAAATGAATAAAATAAGAATGAAGAAGTTAGATTGTCTGGATACATCTTATGAATATCAAGATCCAGAAAGCGGCCTAAAATTTACTATCACATATAACCAGCTCTGGTGGGAACTAAGAATCAAAGGGGACTCAAGATATTGGTATGTTAGATCTGATACACAATCCAAGCTCAGAGATGTAATGCACAAAATATGTTTCTTTAATGATTGGCATCCAGCCATCTTAGAAACAAATCCTAATTATACGGAGATAGTAATATGAAAAAATTCTTAGATATGCCAGTTGAATTTCTTGATCATGTATTCAGCCATTATGGAATCAAACACCTTTCCCCATCATCAATAAATACTTACATCATGGATCCATGTTTATGGTGCCAAAGATATTTACTAGATGTTCCAACAGATCCAAGTCCAGCAATGTTTAGAGGATCAACTGTAGATAATGCAGTTGGTCTTTACTTTGGATCTCATCCAAGTGGGAGACCAAGATCTATAACTCAGATCCAACAAGATGCATTGAAAAGTTTTGATCATTTCAAAGAAGATAAGATCTTTAAGAAAACTTGGGTAGAAGAAGATCACAATGACAAATGGAAAAAAGAAAAAGATCTTATTGCTAGATATATAAAAACAGCAATAGATTTTTATGCAGACTTTGATAGCAAACCATCAGACTATCAAGGAGAAGTTTTTTATGAGATGAAATCATTACCTATTCCAATATATGGAAAGTATGATTTGGCTTATGAGAAAGATGGGATCCTAAGAGACATGAAAACAGTCTCAAGGAAAACATCAGAAAATGCCTTTAGCATTAATAGGCAACTTGCCCTTTACGGAACAGTAACGGGTTTGAATCCTATTGCAGATTACATACTTGTTAATAAGAGCTCTGCTAGTGTTACAAGTGTTGAATGCAACAATGTTGAGGAAAGCTTAGCTGAGCTGGAGAGGGGTGCAATGGCAATAGCCAGATTCCTTTCTTTATCAGATGATAAAAATGATTTGTTGTCTTTACATTTCCCAAACTATGATGACTTTAAATGGTCTGAGTTTAGAAATGATAAAGGCATCAGATCCCTATGGAGAAAATAAAATGAATATTCTAAATGAATTAAAAAAAGAAGATCTTACATTAACGGAGATCTGGAATACATTGTCTATTGTTGAATGCAAACAGTTAGACAAGAAAGGTAATTTTACTTATATGAGTTGGGGGGTATGTTGGCTGATGCTGATGAAATATTATCCCTTTGCTGAGTATGAGTTTTTGCAGACTCAATACTATGATAATGGAACTGCTGAGGTTCATTGCAAAGTGTCTATTGGTAAACATATAAAGCTTATGCATTTACCAGTTATGGATTTCAATAACAACAGCATAAAGAATCCAACCTCAAGGCAAATCAATGATTCTAAAATGAGATGCATGGTCAAATGTATAGCAATGTATGGCTTAGGTCATTACATCTTTTCTAACAAAGAATCTGCATTCTATGGAGAGGATCTTCCAGATCAAAAGAAAGATAAGGAAGAGAAGTCTGTAGTCTCTAACAAATATAGTCTGGTTACACCAGATGGAGAAGATCTTGGGATCTATGTTGGAGAAGATGATCTACTGAGAGAACTCAAGGCAAAGCTTGGAGTCAAAAAAGCAGACCAAACTGAGGAACACAATGAGTTCTTTAGAGCAAATATGCCAACAATAAAACAAGCATTAGATAATGTTTCTCAAGATGACCAGAATCATTCTAAGCTGAATAGACTTGTCGGATTTTATGCTGATATTTGGGCAACTAGAAATGACCAAAAAGAAAGCTAGTAATCTTACTGAATATATCATCCTCTATATGAGAGGGAAAGAATACTGTAAACCTTGGGAGATGAGAGAGTATTTTATAGAAAGATATGGGAAAACATATTCAACTGATTCTATAAATGCTCAGATAAGAGCTCTACGGAGTCCTCAGAACTGTTCTAAGTATGGTTTGCAATCTTTTGGAGATAATGTTCAGAAGAGAAAATTGAAAGGCTCTAATGCCTATGAATATAAATTACTTTTTAAATAAGGAGAAAAAATGAATAGTAAAAAAATATATATACCTCAATTAAGAGGAGCCATTTTCCCAGATGAGGGAGATGTATTAAGAACCGGATCTGTTAAAGCTGTTGAAAAAGCTATGGAGAATGGAGAACCTAAGAAAGATGAAAAGGGGAGAATTGTCTATGATCAACTTGGAGATCCTCAAAGATGTGCAATCATAAAACACAAAAACAGAGATGGAAATTATCAAACATCTTTTGCATTAATCTTGGGACCCGTGTTTGAGAATAGTCCAGATGATGGAACAGATTGGTCTGGACCTATAACACTTCCAGTTCTTCCTGGGAAACCCGGAGAGGAACTTAAGATAGCTGGTTGGTATGCTGATGATAGTGATCATAGTGGATCCAGATTGAATGTAACAATATCAAGAGTGATTGATAAAGATGCATCATCAGATCCTAGACCTACTCCACCACCCATAGATCCAGAAGATAGTCCTTTTTAGGCATGGCAAAAAGGCTGGTAGATGTTGAACATTTGAGGTCTGTTGCAACTCTCTCTTGTTATGTATGTAAAGCAAACGGAGTTCAAGTTCATCATCTACTCAAGCCATCAGATAAAAGGAGAGGAATGTCTCTCCGGAGTGGAGATGATCAAACATTGCCTTTATGTTTCAAGTGCCACTCTGAGCTCCATACAAAATATGGAGATGAAGATAAATTTTTTAAAGACAAAATAGGAGATGAAAATGCCGGAAGAAAAAAAGCTGATGAGCTCTACAAAAGAACTCTCTGGGAAAGAGAACACCCAGAAGATGAATTGCCATTCTGATTGGAAGAATGCAAGAATAAAAGAAATCAATGAAATGGGTTATCTTTGTAATGATGATCATCCATGCTTTGAAGAAGTTATGGAAATCTATAGAACCAATGCTAAGACTCTTGCTGAGTTCAATGAGAGCATATTAAAATCTAAAAGATGAAACCTTTGGTAGTGCTTAGTTTGTTTGATGGAATGTCATGTGGGCAAATTGCATTGGATAGATTGGGCATACCAGTCAAGAAATATTATGCATCTGAGATAGATAAATATGCTATTGAGATAACACAAAAGAATTATCCCAACACTATCCAGATGGGAGATGTAACCAAGATTAAAAGATCTGATATTCCAGAGGATGTGGATCTGATACAAGCTGGATCTCCTTGTCAAGGATTTTCATTTTCCGGAGATCAGTTGGCTTTTGATGATCCAAGATCTGCATTGTTTTTTGAGTTCATTAGGATCCAAGAAGAGTTCAAGCCAAAGTATTTTTTGTTGGAGAATGTTCCAATGAAAAGAGAGTTTGAAGATGTCATCAGTTACATGACAAAACAATATCCACATACAATAAATGCCAGTTTAGTTTCAGCTCAAAATAGAAAAAGATTATTCTGGACAAACATTCCTTTGAAAACTAAACAGCCAGTAGATCAAGGAATAGTCCTTAGAGATATTCTGGAACAAGATCTGGATCCAGAGAAATATAAGATCTCAGATATGTTGATCAACAGAGTATTGAATGAACCAAGAGGAGCTGGTTATTTCTATGATGATGAATCAGAAAAGATTGGAACTCTGATTGCTGGTTATCATAAGAATCCAACTGATGGCTGCTACATTCAAGATAAAACTACTTATAAGAAAAGACAAAACCTAAAAGAATTAGATGAAAAATCTAACCCTCTAATGGCTGGAAATAATCACATGGGTTTTGGAACTAATGGTGCTACTGTAATTCCAGATCCATCCAGGCCTAAGATGGTTGGGTTTGCTGATGGTATCAATGGGCATGACATTTTAAAAAGAGTTTATGATCAAGATGGCAAGTCTCCAACTCTTTCAACTTGTGGGGGTGGTAATACAGAACCAAAAGTAGGAATCAAAAAAGCAGTTGGTGGAAAGATAGTGGGTAGAGCTTTTGATGAAGATGGTAAAAGAAAAGATCATTTAGGATCTGTAGCCGGGCAAACAACTCAAATGCTTGAATCAAGATCTGATGAAAAATCTAATACATTGACTACAGCTCAGAAAGATACAGTTGTTGGCATTGAAGATGAGGAGTGGACCTGGAGAAAATTGACACCTTTAGAATGTGAAAGATTGCAATCAGTAGATGACAATTATACTGAGGGAGTTTCAAATACTCAGAGATATAGAATGTTAGGCAATGGCTGGAATTGTAAAGTGATTGAATTTATTTATGAGAATTTATTAGAGGAGCCAGATCCTTTAGAACCAGATCTGGTATATAAACAAGTAGGCTTATTTGATTAGGAGTTAGATATGAATGAATGGTGGTTTGCATTAGATAAACATTTTGATGATGAACAGATCCAACAGATCTTAGATCTTTATCAGAATCCACATAAAGGATCTGTAGGTTTTGATCAAGATAAAGAAGTAGATTTTATAAGAAGATCTATGATTGTTGGGTTTGGATTTATGGATCCCGGCTGGAAGAAGATCTCTGAGATCTTAGATCCCATAGTTCAGTTGGCAAATAGAGAAGTCTTTGGGTTTGATATATCTGGGATCTCTGAATATCAGATTGCCAAATATAATATCTCTGAATATTACAAAGAACACATGGATTGCAAACTTAGAAATGCACCATCAACAAGAAAGCTAAGTGTTACAGTTCAGCTTTCAGATCCGAATGAATATGATGGGGGAGACTTTATATTTGGTAAAGATATTCCTCAACCACCTAAACAAGTAAAGAACAAAGGATCTATCTTGGTATTTCCTAGCTTTCTATATCATCAAATAACTCCAGTAAAAAAAGGAGATAGGTTCAGTCTTGTTGGATGGTATGAGGGTCCACAATGGAGATAAAAAATAATTGTAAAAAGTATTTGAATTGAGTCCAATTTGTAGTATATTAAATCTGTAGGTTAATCAAATGAAAGGAGAAAAAATGAAAAATAGACTACAAAACTATATGCCAAGCCAGAAAGGTCAGTTTGATCTTATGGATTACATGGGAGATATTCTTGAGAATTTCTGCAAGAATAATAACTTAGAATTTGCATCTGCTGATGAGATTGGTTGGGAGACTGATGAGCAAAATGAATGGCTCAAAAGATTTGGCAGAATTTGGGAAGATCTACAAAGTAGAGATAACCTAAGATGGCAAAGAAAAAAATACATGGAGAATCCAACTCCATGGTCTGAATATACCAAAGATCTTGAGATCCCAGAAACTTGGGTTGATGTATCTTATAGCAATGATACTCTTCCAAGTTATGGATCTGAATGTGGAGAGTTTAGGATCTGGATCAATGCTCCAACTCTAGCTGAGAGACAAGTCAATTATTTTGATATTGGATATAAGACTCTTGATCAATTTACTGATTGGAGATTTTGTGTTCAGAGAATGGATCCTTGGTATGAGGAATCAGTTAGCTTTGATCATTACTTCAAAGATCTTAAAGATGTTGAAACATTTGTTGTTCATAATAAACAATATCTTAAAACTCATCTTTTAAAGAAAGGAGATAGGGTTCAATTTGGAGATGACACTTGGTCTATATGTGGTAGAGAAGAGTTTGACATTTCTGGTCTGAAAGGAACTGTTGTTCAGTTTGCTGAGGATTGTCATTTGTCAGTCCATGATTATTGTTTCAGAGGACACCCACATGAAACTGAGGTTTGGATCAAGCTAGATGCTGATGCTCCTCAGCATATCTTAGATGCTTATGATGGAGAGGAATGGGATAGATCTATCCAGTTCATGCTTACTGATTGCAATGTTGGTGGAACTGATTTTGCACAATTAAAGAAAGCCAAACTAATCAAGGAGAGATCATAATGTTTAGTCCAATATCAACAACCACTTACAAAGGCAAACAAGTTTACATGGTAACTGAAGAGTTAGTTGTTTGCTTTGATAGAACTGAGGTAGATCTGTATGGCTTTAGTGTCATCTTTGATACTGATAATGAATACATGATTATCCATCCATCTTCTTATGAATCTTTAGAATCTAAAGTTGGAGACTGGTTATTTCACAACTGGGTTTTTGATGGATCAGATGATATTGTTTTAGGTGCTTGGGATCTGGATCCAGATGGAGACTTTGACTTCCAACAATTTGAACCAAAGTTTCAGATCTCAGATCTTGAGATTGGTGGAGAATATCTTATCAATGGTGGTGGCAATCATCATGGTAGAGGGAAACAAAGGATGATTATCCATACTATTACCAAGGCTGGTAATATCTATGGAGAGAAGTATTCTTTGAATGATGGGCATTGCATTGGAGCAAAATGCAAAGTTGCCTTAGAGGATATAGTTGAACTTTATGGAGAAACATATAGGGGGAAAAACTGATGTTTTATGTATATATAATGTGCCCACATTTCAAAGGGTATAGGTGGATTTTTAGAGCTAAGGATTTGCATACAGCTTTAGAGTCTGTAAATAGAAAGAGAGCTAGAGGTATTGATGCTTTTGTTTCAGATAGATCTGATGTAGGACTATCTGGAAAGCTTGGACTAGATTGGGACAAAGCTGAAAGAGAAAAGCATGAAGATCTTAATAGAGATTTTATGAGGTTGATGAACAATGAACAATCATAAAACATTCAATGAGGATCCTATGGATCCTCAATTCTATTATGATCCAAATGAATCTGTTGAGGACAATCTTGAAAGATATGGGATCATGCTCAAAACAGCTAGAGAACTTTATAAAAAATATTATGGAGAGGACAATGTATATCCATCAAAAGAAGAGATCTCTGAATTGTTCTACTCTCAACTGGATAGATTTCCAAGGAAAAGAAAAGATGAAATTAGATATAGAAATTAAGAAACCAAATACTCAGACTGTTCAATTTAGAATAGATCCAGATACAAAACAGATGCTTACATTTTTAAGAAAGCATTATGGTTGCACATCTGGAGTCTTGTTAAAGCAAATGATTAAACAGTCTTATGAATCAATAAGCATTCCTAAAGGGACATCCTTATTTTCTAAGTAATAGATAGAGCTCTCAGACTACCTACCTATCCCTTCTTAACTAAAGTTTGGGAGCTCTTATCTTCCTCTGATTGATACTTAATATTTAATCCAGCCAAAGTGCACAATCTGTTTTTCTCATCTAAACCCTTTTCAGTCAAAGCAAAATCATTACCAACTACTTTTAGATAACCATCTTTGACAAGCTTTGTGCATAGATCTGATGGAATAGAATCATTGAACATTACTGATAGCAATGCTCCTAGTCTTTTGTTTTGTGTTTTACTTAATGCCATTTAGATCTTATGCCAATCTCCATCATCTTGAAACAGCATTGACTCAGCAGTTCTTCTTCTTTCCAATCCGGGTAGAACAACCTTTTCTCCATTGACTGTAGCCTTACACCATTTCTTTATCTCTGATGGGACTTTATCATAATTGCCTTGATTCAGTTCTCTTAGCAAACTACTTGCTTTAAGGTTTGCTGGACCTAGGTTGTAAACCCAAGAACATAATGCATCAAACTGATACTGCTTTAAAGGAGCTGTAACCAACTCATTTACATAATTTTCATACTCAACTATCTCTTCATCAAACCATTGATCTGCTTGTTCTTGAGTGCAAGTCATTCCCATCTCAACACCTTGGGTTTTGCCCCAAGCTATGGTGGGCACTCCAGCAGAACAAAGATAGCTCTCTAATTTGCACCCCTCAAAAGACTTGATAAGTGCTTTACCCTCTTCACTAATATTCATATTAACTCCATTTATGGATCTTTTTTCCACCATCATAGGGAACAGCCAAACCCTCATCCATGAGAAGATCTGCAATATTACCTTTCTCACAAAAGACATCAGCTAAAATTCTCCCATATTTATCTGGACCATAAGATCTTATTGTTACTTTACCTTGAGACAACCATTCCTTTACTCTTGCTTTTGCTAATAGACCTAATTCTTTTTCTTTAGATCTTTCTGGGTATCTTTTTAGGTTGATCCTAGATTCTGGAGTATCCAGATTATTTACCCTTATAGATCTGTTGTATAGATATAGATCATAACCCAAACTGATGGTGCCTTTGATTGTATCTCCATCCGTTATCTTGGTAACTTCTATATTATAGATATATGTTTCTGGTTTGTTGCTCATATAAAAAAGGGGCAAGTGCCCCATAAATATCTATTTATCTTTTGCTTTCAAAATGTTTAATGCACATAGATCAATCAGTTTGTATAACTTACCAATCCAGACATCATCTTTTGGGGTTTTGGTAACTGCAGCCACTATTGAACTAACTGTAACTATCAAAGTTACTATACCCACTATGTCTCCTATAAATCCCATATTGCCCTCCTTATAAGATAACTCCAATGACTTTACCACTAATCGCCATCTTCTGCATCATCTTTGTCAAGATCTCTATAGTATTTATTTATTGCCAAAATGTTCTTCAAATACCTTTTGAACTCAGCCATGTTCATAGATAAGTTCTCATATTCTTTAGTAGTCAAAGCATAGTAGGCCTGTTTGGGAGCATTACCCTCCTCAAGATCTTTAAGATATTGCTCCATAATTTCTGGAGTTAGGATCTCCCAATCTACATCAACAAGACCTAATTCACGGGGCAAAGGGGGATGAAAAATAGGGGGTTGTTCTTCAACCCTTACAACCTCTATAGGTTTTGTTGATGTTGGGATCATGCTACATCCAGAGCATAATATTAAAAAACTAATTGTCAGTAACTTCTTCATCTTCTTCAAATTGATCTGGATCTGTTAATTCTATAAGATCCTTGGTTATTCTTTTTACTGCTTTATTGACTTTTGATTCTATAAGTCCTGGTTTTGCTAGAGCAAGATTATCTAAGTCATGCCGGGCAAATGTATTTCTTAACTGATTGACTTCTCTTTCTGATTCATTCTTTTCTTTTTCTAAGGCATTCATTTGGCTTTGTGTTTTCTGAGCTGAGGATATTAGATTTTTTATTTGATCATTTTGTGTTTGGATCTCTGTTTCTAAGATTAGTTGATTGCCTTTTAGAACTGAGATCTGATCTAGCAATCTATCAATATACCAAGCAGATCCAGATATACTTATTATCAAAAGTAATCCTAGTCCCCCGGCTATTTTGTATCCCATGTAAACACCTCTATTGGTTCTTCTTTTCCTTTAACATAAATTGGATCTAACGGATCCAAATCAAATGATAAACCTTGTTCAGTAGATTTGGCAACTAAGATATGAACTCCAGCATCTTTAGTAGCACTCTCCATTCTGGCCGCTAAGTTTACTGAATCCCCTATGCTGGTATAAGAAAACCTCTGATCAGATCCATGGTTTCCAGTAACTCCGGGACCCGTAGCAAGTCCCAGGCCTATTTCAACTTCTGGTAAACCCTCTTCCTTAAGCTCATGGTTTACTCTTACTAATTGTCTCCGGATCTCTAATGCAGATTTGAAAGCTTGTTCTTCATGGTTTGGAAGATCTAAAGGAGATCCAAAGATCCCAAAACAAGCATCTCCAATATAAGAACTTATGCATCCTCCAAAATCCATGATCACTTTAGTCTGCATGGTTAAGCATTTATTCATTATATAAGTTACAGTCTCCGGATCTGTTCTTTCAGAAAGAGATGTAAAACCCCTAAGATCTGTAAAAAGATAAGTATTATTTCTAACCTCTCCACCAAGCTTAAGTAGATCTGGATTCTTTTGTAGCAACTTAACATTTCTAGGATCTAAATATTGTTCAAACTGTTTTTTGATCAGTTGTCTAAGGTTATATTGCTCTCTATAGTTCAAATAAAAGGCAACCCCACCAGCAGTCAAACCACCCATTAATGACAAAGTTACATCAATTAGATACCCATTTCTTATAAATAGACCTCCAGAGATGCTCTCTAAGGCAATTAAAAAAAGAAAGAATACTAGGGATACCCCTAAAACAAACCTATTTAATACAATCCAGATCATTATCATACTCAGTAAAAGTATCAAGATCTCAACAGCCGGGGCATAATCTGGGATCCTTGGACTGTTTGGAATCAGCAATGATTCAGCTAGAGCAGCTTGAACTTCTTGGGGAAAGAGTAAACCTTTGCTTGTAGCTATTTGAGGAAGTATGCCAGGAGCAGAAGTTCCAATGATTACAAACTTACCCTCAACATTTAACTCATCCAAAGTAGTAGTTGGAGTATCAACAAAAGAGATCCATTTTCTTCCAAGGTTATCTGTTGGTATTGGTGGGATCCCTT